TCTTTTCCATCCAACTATTACATTAATATGTGTGTGTCGTATGGTATTTATATAAATAATTACACTTAAAAAAAATAAAAAAGTGTTAAATATTCATATAAACATAATTATTTATGTAATAGTATAAATGTGCAATATATTATAAATTCAATTTTAATCTAGGAGATTATATTACATTATATATTTACCAACGAAAAATTTAATAATTAAAATAAAAAAGAATATTACCAGTATCAAGTTCGATTTTAAATTAGACCAGTAATAATTTAATTTAATATAATATTTTGTTTTTGTTTATTTTATGCGGTTATTTTATAAATAATGGCTGACAATATATATTGCAGTATTGGTAAAGTTCCGGCTAATTCGCGCTTGGGTTCGATGAAGGAATGTGCTCAGAAAAAACAAATCAGATACTACGGTGTAAAGAAAATAGATGCTAAATTATTAGAAATTGCAACAGGACAAAAAAAGGATACATCATCACGTGATGCCTTAATTAAAAAAAGAACATTGTTGAAGGCTAAAATGAGTAATCTTGAAAAAAAAGTGCGCACTCAAAAGACAAAAGAAGCAAAAGAAAAAGTTCAAAAAGAATTAGATGAAATTAAAAAAGAACATGATAAAGTATGGAAACAATTTGGTGATTTAGAAAAAAAATTAAAAGAAGCAAAGAATAAAAAATTATCTAGAAAATCATCAAAAAAATCATCGAAGAAGGGTTCTAAAAAAGGTTCTAAAAAAGGTTCCAAGAAAGGTTCTAAAAAGGGACCAATAAAATTATCTCGAAAAAGATCGAACGGATCAAAAAAAGGATCAAAAAAGGGATCAAAAAAGGGATCAAAAAAGGGATCAAAAAGGGGATCAAAAAGGGGATCAAAAAAGAGTTCTAAATAAATAAGATAAATAAAAAAATATATCATATATAATATAATAAAAGTATGAATATATTTAAGAGTACTGGTGCTATTGATATTCAAGAGAAAAGAAAAACTGTAACAGTTGATGTTGGAAAAGAAGCATTTAATGTAACTGGTCCGAACCAAAAGAAATGTAAGATTGAGGTAGATTGTGATAATATGAAAATACTTATTGATGCAATTAAAGAATTCATTAAAAAAACAGAGGGAGACTACAAAAGTTCAATCACTAAAATTATTGAAAGTGTTAAATCATCTTCGCAAAATATCAACACAGCTGAAGATTTAGCAACTTTTCTTAATGATTGTGAAAAAAGCAGAAAACTGATTGCCGAAAAGCAAAAGATACGAGATAATGCTAACAATACAGGCGGTACTATTCTTCAAGAAATTAATTGTATGGTTAACATAAAAGACAAAGATCCAGTCAAAGGTAAAATAACTAAAATAAGAATTTTTACTGATCTATCAACAAATATTAAAGAACTAGTTGGTGTCGCAAAGAAAGGACAAAATGTTCGTACATGTGTCGATATCATTTATCCAGATCCAAATACAAATAAAAATGAAACAATTAAAGATATCGATCTTGATAAATTATGTTTGCCTGATGTTGACTGTAATATAGGTCAATCAGGTGGTCGAATGAGAGGTGGAAATATGAACAATGAAGATAAAATATCCGATTCAGAAAGGGCTATTATGATTTGCGAATAATTTTATTTTATTTTATTTTATTTTATTTGTAGGATGCGGATGTATGTACATAAAAAATCTATGTACATACATTATATAAACTACATTTATAATGCAATATTCTGTTTGGATAGACAATGAAAAATCGATATATGAAAAATCAAAACCAAAACACAAGCCACAACAAAAACAAAACTTTTTATATGATAAGGCATTATTAAAAAAATTTCAAGTGGTCATTATGATGGATGATGAAAAAAGACATTCATATATTTTAGATAGTTTAAACGGTGAACCATATAGGGATCTAAGTACATTGTGTAGTATGCCAATGCCGACAAATACTGATTTTACATATAAGAGATATGGATTGACATCAGAAGATGATAAATTAACTAAATTTGCTCATTCGAGAGATGGTATTATTTTTTTACTAGATGCTAAAAAATATAATATTAAATTTGAACAACGGATCAAACATATTGCAGTGACATGTCCAAAAAAGATTCCAATTATGATTTATATAGAAAATGGTGTCGATAATAAATATAATTTTAATGATATTTCAATAAATAAATTTATAAAATGTTTCATAGATGAAACCTCTGTTTCGGTCTATAGTTCTGCAACAAAAGCAAATGACTGGTTTGTAACTAACATGAATACAATAAATGTTACAGAGATACCATCAAAATCACCTGAAATAAAAACATTACCTAAATTGTCGGAATTAATTAAATCTGAGAGTGATAAAATGGTTATTGAGAAAGTAAGACAATTTTTAGATTGCACATTACCTTTGGAAGAATGGGATCATAAAACTAGATTAATGATAGTTTATTATAGTTTAAGAAAATACGGTTTGCTGAATTCTTTAGACAAAACGGGATGGCTATGTACATCATGGAAAACGTATAAAGAGTCAATTGGTCATGGTGAATTGTGGCATTATACATTGACGTGTTTTTGGGTGAGAATTATAAATAAATCAATGTCCCAATATCCTGATTTTGAATCATTATATGTAAATAATAAAGATCTACAAAGCGGAAGATTATTCACACAATATTATACCAATGAAGTATTATTCACGGATTTAGCAAGAAATTCATGGGTTGCACCAAACATAAAATCTATTTTGTCAAATAAACAAATCAATAAAATAAAACAAATTCCAATTAATTTAATGTAAAGTTACAAACTAAATTTTAATTAAATTCTAACTAAATTTTATGGATGACAATATAATCCATGAAATTATCAAACATGTCCACAAATTTCTTTACTACTCCGTATTTAGCATTAAGAACAGGATGTTTTGGTAAATACATTACACAGCAATCATTTGTCCCCGTGCAAATTGAATCTTCATATGTGTTAATGAGACGCGCTTCATTAATAATATCACATTTTGAAGTTCCTAATAAGGGATTATAGATTGGTAAATCAGAAAAATTATCTGTTATAACTAGATTTTGATATGTTTGACTTGCGACTTGACCAATTGAATTCCCCATAATAATTCCTGATAAATTGTTTTGTTTGGCAATCTCGTTCGCTATTTTCACCATAAATATTTTGAATAAAATTGTTCTATAGTTTTCTGGACAAACTTTTGTAATTTCGTGTTGTAGGTTACCGAATTCAACAACGAATAATTCAAGTGATATATCTATTTTATCTCGCAATTCTTTTACTACATTAATTTTATCGATTAATGCTGTAAAATGAATCAATTTCATATGATTCATTTGACCAATTTGACTAATTTGACCAATTTGATTATGATGATTATGATGATTATGATGATTATGATGATTATTATACTTTTGTTTGATTAATTTATTCATTATATTAGTTGAAATGGGTGAGTCAATTCCACCGCTGATCATCGATAAGTAACCGTTCATACTATTGTCCTTATTTGTCATAACAAAAATGTCATCACAAATAATTTTATCTACTTCAACTTTATCAAATCTGAATATAAATTTCTTGATATCATCGAATGACATATGAGATGTTATTGCTGTAATATATTTCCTGTAGATTAATCCATATTGTTTCAACTCATTAAGATGCACAAGATTATTCGAATGATTTGATTCATACAAAACTAAATCATTTGATAGTGTCGAAAATATATCTCCAATATTCAAATTACTATTTGAAATAATATACTGGACATACGGATTTATTTTTTCTACTATTTTCTTGAACATATTAATAGATTCTTCATTCACATTGAGCATATTACAAATAATATTTACACCACGAATAGACATCTGAATAGCTGCTACAATCGATCTAAGAACATTATCTGGTGTCATAATTATTTCTGCTAATCCTATGGATTTCAATGGAAGTCCATCAATTCCTTTATATTTTTTAGTCGATACTTCAACGATATTTGATAAAATATTGATACAATATTCTATATCCGGATTTTTAAGATTAACATGTGATGTTAGTCGGGTGACCATCATAGTTCCGAATATTTTATTAAAGTGCGATGAGTTATTATCAAATGATTTTTTATCTACACTAGTCCTAATACAAATAGATTTACCACTTTGGTAAATTTGTTCGAGAAGTTTATAAATTTTTTCACATAATTGGTCTTCACTCATAGATTTATTAAACTTGAAACATTGTAGTGGTACAATTAATGAAATTCCTGGAATTTTTGTTAATATTGGGATACAATTATTTAAATCGTCGGGATGACCATCGGGATATGTTATTATTAAGAAGGTTTTTTCATTTTTAATTTTTACGTTATTTATTCTATTTTTAATATCGTTGATAAGATGATTAATAAATGTCTCTCTATTTTCTCCTTTTAAATAGGTCTCGCCAATACTAATTTTTAATTTATGTATAATAATATCAGATGAATCTATTTTATTCGGTTGAACAGTAGATTCGTCCGATATATTAGTTATATATTTTATGTCTTGTATATTTTTTTTTTCTATTTGATTTTGCATTTTTTGATGACTTAATTTCGATGGAAATTTACTTACATCATTTACCCTCAATATTTGTGTCGGAACCAAAACAATTGGTTTCAATTTTTCAATAATTTTATATAAATGTTCTACAAAAATATCAACATATTCGTAGTAATTTTCTTGATCTTCTTGACATCTATTATTACCATGAATATTGTCGCTGATATTAACATATACATTATTGTTCCAAGTTATTCGCATTAAATTATAAGTTACATCATCGTGATAACCCATTTGCTTAATAACATGGCTTCCATTATTTCCATTTTTATTGTTGTTGATATTGATATTATTTTGACAAGCTGAACCGATGCCAATACATATATTATCATTAGACAGCATATGTTGGATTACAGTACTTTGATACCCAAATAGTAATAACGATACTGCATTATTTACACTGTTATCGATATTTGTTAAAAATTTATATTCAACATTCAATTTGCCGAATATGTTTTGAAGTTGTTCTATCATATATTTTTTAATTTGTAAATATTTAATATTAATATTAATAAAATCGCGTAATGTATCGCAAATTATTAAAGATAATCTACAAATACTTTGTACATCCACGGTGCCAAAATAATCATCAGTCAATTTATATTTCGATAGTACAACTCCTTGATATGGACCCCCGAGTTTATAACCAGAAAATGTAACAATATCAGGGATTTTATGAGAATCATTTATTTCAGTATGTAATTGGCAAAACTGACAAAAACCCTGTGTGATATCAGAATGAAATATAATATTATTACAATAATTTTTTGTATGTACCAATTCAGCAAATTGATGAATTGGTTGAATTATTCCTGTTTCGTTATTTACGTTCATGATTGATACCATACAAATTGTTTCATTATGTTTTTCTAGTAATTTCTCTAGTTCAGTATACGAAATAATACCATTAATATCACACGGTATAGATATAACTACATAATCGTTGGAGACCAATGACGGCACGATATAATCAAGTATCGACTTATGTTCGATCGAACCAACTAAAATAATATTACGTTTTTTTCCTTGTGAAATAAATTTTGGTTTTTTACTTATAGATCCTAAAATTGCACGTTTATTCGCTTGCGTGCCACCTCCAGGGACAAATTCAATTACTGAATAGTGAAGAAAAAAATTTATTATATTTTTTTTAGCAGATTCAAAATGTGTTGTAGAAAATTGTCCTAAAATATGGTTAGAATGTTTATTGTATAATGGTTGAACATTATGACATGTTATATGTGAAGCATTACCAAAACTGTCAAAATTAATGACACCAGTGTCTTTAGATAACAAATATGACAGTTTTGGTGAATTAGGTTTATTCATATTTAATTAATTAAATAATTATCTAATTTATGAATTTACAAACTAATAAACAAATATTATTGATTTGTTTTTTCAACTTTTCTGTAATTATTGGGCAATAAAATCGAATAATGATGTAAAGTTACCATTTACGTATTTCCAGTAAAGTTTGTATAATGTAACAAACCATAAAGCAAGTGTGACCAAGTAAATATATAGCGTCAACGATCCCTTATCATTTGTGAAATCATATACTGGTTCTATAAGTTTACATGTAAAACAATCATCTTTTGTAGCATTTTCTTCTCCATATAATTGCCCTCGTATGTGTTGTTCCATCACTGTTAGTGCACATATATTATTATTTGTTACCCAATGTAACATCATGAATGGTACAATAACTGCATGTATCAATAGCAAAAATGTATAATTTGTAAACGGTGCAACTACAACAAAAAGGATAAACAATATATGGAAAAGAATTATTAATTGTAACAATAATTCGTTCATGGTTATAATAATACTTTATAAAATTATCAAATTATTTTACAAAAACAATTAATATGCTGATGATGTTTATATCAAATATATATATATATATATTATACATATTATACATATTAAGTACCAATGAATATAGTAGAAGCTTTTATAAAATACAAAGGTCAATTAATTATATTGTTATCAGGGATGTCGGGAAGCGGTATTTCTACACTCGCAAAAACACTTAGTCATGACCTAAATATAAAATTAATAAGTTATAAAGATTTTTTAGATCAAAAATATGCAGAGGAAAATAAAGAGAAAATACATATCCATGGCGAATCAGGTGACAAGGATATTGATATTATTAATTGGGATAATGATAATGTAATTAAATGGTTAGATTTCATTAATGCAATCAACGATAATAAATCAACCGGTGTAATAGCATTTGGTCCATCCTTCCCAATAGAAAGAATTAATAATGTTTTTAAAGAAGATGTACATATTCATATAAAATTATCCAAACAAAATCTTCTCAAAAGGAGAATAGAACATGAAAAGGAACACGATATCGAACATAACGAACATGAAAATGATGAAGAATCAACCAAGAAGGATATTGAAATGATGACATTAATTATGAATAAATTTACTTATCCATATTATATAAAATCAACATTACCGGAAAATACAAAAATAAATAAATTCATAAATGCGAATGAATTTGCTGATTACTCAAAAGAAGAATATAACAACAAACTTGCTGACGAAGCATTTAGTTATTTGATGCACTTCATATCTAAATGGTTGGAAACACATTCTGATTCCGATAAAAATAATCAAAATAATCAAAATAATCGAAATAATCAAAATAATCGAAATAATCAAAATGATCAAAATAAAAATCATAAAAATAATCAAAATGATCAAAATAGATCCAGCACATCAACTTCAGATATATTTGATGAAACAGAAGATTATGAATTGGAATTATAATTTTATTTTTTTAAATTATTTTTCAGTATAAGTTTTTAACATTTCATTTAATTCATCGAGTTGTCCACGTAACTTAATGAGATCAGTTGATGTAACATTTTTATCGAGTGCATTGATATAATTAACTATAAAATTGAGTGCTTTGGTAATTTTTTCTAATTCTAAATCATTAATTTTAGTAATAAGATCTTGCAGCGATTTATCCGCAGTATTTTTAGCTTTCACAAATTCAGAATTGATAACTCCACCCGCGAGATAATTTATATTGTCGATATCGTTAATAATTTGGTATCTTGTGAGGCCATTTAAAATATTATTATTTGTTTGTATTATTTCTAGTAATTCCTGTTTACCTCCGGAATGATATTTACTATAGTAATTTAATTTATTTGAATTATCTAAATCATGCGAATTATCTAAATCATGCGATTTATATATAGGATCATAATTTTTTACCGATTTATAAACTGATTTTAAATAATTGTAAAACATTTATATAAATAGAATATCTTTTATTATAATATATAAATAGAAACATGTTGAACAGAAAAAATAATTCCGACTCTGTTAATGTTCAGAATGGAGGCAATGTGGGTTTGAATGATTTGTCGAATAAGTATAAAAAATATCAAGCTAAATTGAATGAAGCATACGAAGGCGGACAAAAACAGAAAGTCGAGTTATATAGTAAAAAACTTAAAATGTATAAGTCACTTATGCAAACCGGTGGTGATGTAAACCCACTTGTTGATACCGCACAAAAATCAGCTCATGGTGCATTTGGAAAAGTAAGCAAGGAAGTTAATGTAGATTTAGGTGCTCTTGATGGTGCTATGAAAAAAATCAAAGGCGATTTCGATAAGGTTACTGGAGACTATGCTGATACTTCGGTTAGTGCCATTAGATTTGCTAAGGGGGCTGAAATAGCTGCAAACAGTGTAAATATTACAACTAGCAATCCAGCTGAGGCAGAGTCAGTTAAAGCATTGGCTAATGCCAATATTGATGATATAATTACAAACAAAATGATAGCTGCACATATAAGAGATGTTGTAAAAGATTCAAAATATATCGATGAAACAGGTTCACCTCTATTGGAAGAAGATAAAAAAGCTTTGAAAGAAAATAAAAATAAAGTTGATACTGTATTAGCTGATGCCGCAGCATATGGTTTACAAGATGTCGATCAAGAAAAACTGAAAACGTTTCTTGCATAAGATAAATTAATTATTTCTTAATTGATAGAATTATAATATGTTAAAATATATTATAATATTTAGTGTATAACTAATTAAAAATAAATATAATAAATATAATCAAAATGGAACATGATAATAAAATTAATTTAATAAATAATAATTCGTATTACTATGATAATTTAGATTCAGATTCAGATTCAGATTCATCACAATCATCAATTACATCATCATATGATCTAGTTCAACAAATTGATACATTTTATTTACAGCCATATGATATAGAGACTGAAATGGCTCGACGAACCGTGATCTGTGCGATATATGAATTAACGATGATGGTTCTCAAAGTACAAGAAATAAACAAAATTAACTTTTTTAAACAAAATTCCAAAGATGTTTTTAATATAAAAGAATTAATCGATGCATATAATAATGCATTACATAATATCGCTCAAATATTTAACAAATACGCTACACAAATAAATAATGTACTCAGGTTAAATATTGGGACAGTTTCGTATAAACCCGCAATACTTAAAAATTATGATTTACCTGTATCTAATGATTTAGTTAATTTTATTAACAGTATGAAAACTAATGTCATCGGTTTATACAAACAAGTGCTCGATATACCCAAATTAATTCCAAAGACAAAAAATATATATGAAATAAACCATGAAATACATAATAGATTAGTTCGCGAGGGAATTATTTAATTATTGATAATATATTTATAATAAATAAATATAAGTAAATAGTATAAACAACCGCTACATAAAACTTAATATTATTTGATAAAACATACATTTCATCATTCAAATATTAAGCTTAATTTTTTAATACATATC